GCGGGGCGGCGACATGCGCGAGTGGCTTTTTTGGTCCCCCCGCTGCCGGCATCCCCGCCGCCGCCGTACCAAGTACGATATGCACCAACACAGGCGCGAGCGCACCACCCAACAAACCGCCGATAACGGTATAAGATACCGCCATCCATCGGCTTTGAGGCGCACTGACCATCGTTACCGCCGCCGAAGCCATCGCCCCAAGGACGACCGCGTCAATCGGCATACCTAAAAAATGACCTGCCGCGACCGTTCCACCCAAGGTGTACATAGCGACAGGCGTGACCAATGGCTCGGACATTTTCCCACCCCTATTAAATTTCTTTTTCAACCAGATTTGCCCCAGCAAACGGGCTTTTTTCGTTTGAAACAGACGCTATCGACGACAAAACCCAATCAATTGGATCAACTCCGCGCGGCGGCGAACCACCAAGCGTCAATTGAACAGAATTGACCGCCCGTTTGCCGGCAGAAAAAGCAGATTGGTTGTACCAACTGCCAATAGTAACGGTATAACTGTTATACGAATAATCAAAAGACAATCCGACCACAGTATGAAATTCCGTCGGAACACCCGTAGAATCATCAACTTTATTCAAATTCAAACCAGAAATCTGCTTACTCATAAAATATCCTTAAAAAATAACCAATCGGTCATCGTTTAACAGTAAAAACATGGTTAAACGGAGATGAAATCCGCTGACCAACTTTCCGCAACATCAACTCTCTATCCCGCCCACGAAATTGAGGAAGCGGGACAAACTCACTCACCCCCTTAAAAACAAGACCGGTCGGCAAGATACTGAACCCCCTGTAATGCTCCTCCCAATGATCAATATTAGGATCGCCATGATCATCACCGGGAATCGGCGAATAAATCGAATAAAACATTATTCCTTTTACAGAAACAAAATATTCCGAAGGATTAAAAGGAATATGAACACCCTCAACCATAGGATACACACCACCCAAAACAGGGAAGCGTGACGGGAAATAAAAATATTCGCCATTTTCATTTCTAAGCTGAATACCATATTTTGGCTTTTGGCTTTCAAATTTTTTGATTTTCGCCGTAATCACACGCGGCTCGGCAGAACAATTCGCCGACACCAATGTCCCACTCTCGAACGATTCGGAATACACGATAATTTCGCCGACCGCGTTTGCGTTTTCAAAACAAACCAAAGGAATTTCAGTTTTCAAATGAGGAATAAAAAAGAAAAAACACGGCTTCCCATTCTGTGCTACCCCCGCATATCGATACATCCTACGATCTAAAACATCCACTCCTTCAACATTTAAGAAACGGATATTTTTAATAGATTGTCCAAATAACTTAACATCATACCCCATTAAATAACCCCAAAAATACGGTACGGCAAAACTTCACCAGAAAAGAAACGATGCATCTTTCCACCTTTTTGATGCCAACCCAGAGACAGAATATTTCCATTCCATTTATAAAAAATATCCCCAAAAATAACCAAGTTATTATAGTCAAACGCCTCATAAGGAATAACAGAAACATCGCCAGAAGCTAAAAATTCAGGATTCTTAACACCACGAATAACCGATGAAAAGTCATAGTCATACCAAATTTCATTATAAGAAATAAACTGATCTAAAACCCTCCTCTCAACCCTAAAGGCAGAAGCAGTATGAATACTGATAACCTTATCTGAAATAATCTCAACTAACGTATTATTTCCAGTCTTAAAATAAACCGACCCGTCAGGGTTATAAATTGCCATTCCATATTCAGACATATTGAATACCCAGTTTATCTAACCAAGAAAACCAATCGCAACAACCAAACTTTGATTATCATCCCAAAGTCCGATAAAGTCGTTCCGAATCTTCAGCCCGACGTTCCCGTTAGACGACGAAATATTGACAACACCATTGCTATCGACTGTAAATCGACCATCACCGATATTGATACTACCCCCCTCAAGTTTTGGCGACCTTATCGACTGACTTGCCGCGATATGTCGACCTTGAATCGTACCGTCGGCAATCAAATCGCCATTCAGACCAAGAGTTGACCGGCCGTTTTTCACCTCAACAACCATCGCAGGCACTATCTGATTGCTGTTTGGATCGACAAACATAACCTTATCGGCCATCATCATGATATGACCTTCGGCGGTCTTGCTGTCCGCACCTACCGCAATACCGGAAATCGCCCGCCGACCATTGCCGAATGCTTGAGTCTGTAACGAATACAGGCTCTTCATATTGCCTTCCAAGTCACTGACGACCTTTTTAACCTCGGTTACGACAGCCGTGTCAATTTTCAGCGTTTTAACTTCCTGCTTGACCTGCTCGGCAATTGCCCGACGGTCTGCCTCGCCCAAACCTTTAGGCTGATTGACCAAATCGAACAAATCACGGGACAGTTCGCTTTGCGTAATCTTGCCCTTCATTTGCGCCAAAATCGGAGCAGGGTCAGGGTCGGCGCGACCGATGGCAACATCAGAAAACTCGCCCGTATTCCCCGCACTGTCAACGATACGCACCCAAAAATAAAGCGTTTCAGTCAATGAGACGCCAAGCAGCGTATAAGTCGTCTGCGGATACGCTATTGTCGCCAGCTTAGATGCCGCCGCCCGGTTATTTTCCCGAGCAAGCCAAATTTCAGACGACACATTCTTCATGACCGTATCGGGTAGATACCAGTCGAGTTGTACCGCGTTCATCTTCGCCGTCGTCCGAACGCCGCTTATCGTGTAATCAACGCTCCAACCCTTCTCAATCGGCTCAGACAGCACCCCGCGCGCATTTCGTCCGCGGATTTCCGCCCGATATTGACCGTTTGGCAGGTTTTCGAGCGCAATTTCAGCCGTCTGAGAATCCGGAATGTGACGATACAGCTTATTGTCACGATAAATCTTGATATCGTAAGACAACACGCTGCCATCAGCGGTCAGATTCTCCCACGAAATAACCAGCTTATCGCCGTCCGAGCGCAACTCAGGCAGCGTCAATTTCGGCGCAATACCGTGAAGCGTCGTAACGTCCGAATCAAAACGGGCGCGGTTATCGACCGACGTGTATTTTTTCGGGTCGTGCAAAATGCCCGAAACCTCGAAAGTACCGTCGTCGGCATTTTCTTTTGTCCCGATAACCCGATACAGGCGCGGTTTGACGCGCCCCATCAATATCCAAGTACCGCCCGCCTCAATATCGGCAGCCTCGGCAAGCTCCAAGCGGTTTTTCTCAGGCTGCGCCATCACTTTCAGCGACTTGATGCCCGCCGCCGTCTCGACAGACAACTGCCTGCCGACCGCATCTTCAACATCACGGTCAAGCGTGACAGACAGCCCCGAAACAGCGACCAAACGGCCCGATACTTCCGCGCCCGCATAATCATTGTCCATAATTTGAACAACGTCATACGGCAAATGGCGCAAGCCCTCACGACCGACGGTAAACTTGATTGCCGACTGTTGCCGCAATTCCGTTTCCAGCATCCACGCGCCGTATCGCGCCGCCTGACCGCGCGAATCGCAGCCAAACGCCGTAATTTGCTTGATGTTCAATCCGTAGCGTTTGATTGCCTGTTGGTCCTCGACATATTCCGTTTTTGTGCGGTATCCGTCGTATTTGTCCACATACTGCACGATGACCGCCGTCGTAATCGACTTGTACGGTACGCCCGAATAAGCAAACAGCCCGTCTTTGACATTGCTGTTGTTATACATGGCAACAGGGTCGGAATCAGCGTCCATCACCAAAGAAAAACGGCTGCCATCCCAAACAGGCAGCCCGCGGAACACGCTCGCCAAATCCAGCAGGAACTCGCCCGCCTGACGGCGATTGGTAATGTAGGCATTACACACAAAACGCGGCTCCTTGCCGCCGAAGCCGTCATCGACCAACTCGTCGCAGTATTTGCCCACCTGATACAGCGTCCATTTATCAATGTCCGCCGATTTCAGACGGCGTGCCAACGTCGAATAGCGCGGCTGCGTCAACACATCATAAAAGACCCAAGCCGGATTGTTCGTCCAAGCCTTTTTAAACGAGCCGTCCCAAACCGTCCCCGAATACGTCCGAGTTTCAGGGTCATAGTTAGACGGCACATTGACCAACATCCCGTCAATCAGATAATTTCGGCGCGGGTTATTGCTGCCGAACTGGTCGGAATCCATCGCCAACGCCGCCAACGCCGTATGCGGATAGCTCAATTTCGCGTCGATAATCTCGACATAGCTGGCGAAATACGTTTTATTGATGACCTTGTCCGTCGTACTGTCAGGAGTAGGGCGCGATACCCGAATATTAAACGGCACGGGCGGCAGGCTATCAAAAACGACATCCTGATAATAAACCCCGCTCGATTTTTCGGTAAACGAAACAAGCTTCGACGCAGCCACCCCATCCTTACCGAGAAGCTCGACCAGTAAAGTCGTTTGCGCCGGATTCGTATCGCCGTTGTCCTCGACGCGGTAATTTCGCTCGACGCCGAGCGTTACCCGCAGGCGGCTAATCAACTCGTCAGACACCGCCCGCACCACCTGCGCGCGGTTTTTGACCTCGACCGACACAGGCACGGCACGCTCAGACGCATCAAAGCCCGGAATATAAGTTTGGTCGGGCGTACCGCGCTGGAAAAAGCCGACGACGCCCTTAAAATTAAAAGACCCGTCAGGATTCTGAACGGGCGTATCATCAAAATAGACAGACTTCCACGGCTTATCGTTGCCATTGGCAAAACCCCTGATTTCGCCCTCACAAATCGCGTCGATAATCCGCAAAGACTGCGCCGAATTCAACGTATTCGGAGCTTCATACGGCGTAGATGCGCCGCCACCTGATTTACCGCCCATTCCAAAATCCTCAATCTACCGTATAAACCGCCTCGTAATTCATCGCGCGGACGGAGTCATTTTCAAAATCCGTATTGTATTTCTGACCGTTCGGCGCAGTTGCCGCAATGCCAGTCACAAAAGTTTTCTTCATACCTAAAGTCAAATCCACCGCCATCGGGTCGGAATTGCCATTAGGATTTTTAATTTTCGCCGCATCAAAAACCATACGGACGACGCTGTTACCGTTTGCCGCCGTACTGTTGCCCTCAATCCGTCGAGATTCGATACCCTGCGACACCACGCGGCTGCCGCAATAAATACGGCCATACGCAAGCGGCATCGACTGCCCCTGCGCCGCCGTATTGCTCAGATTTGAGAACGAACTGTTCCGGCTGCTTTCCACACCCTTGCCCGTTTCAAATTTCGGCGGCTTCGTCAGCATTTGCGCCACGCCGCCCGCAACCATACCGACACCGGCAACAACAAGGCTCGCACCGCCCGACCAACTCGTCAGCGCACCGACAACAATCAGCACCACGCCCAAGACCGTCTGAATGATTCCGCCGTTTTTGCCCGCACCCTGAACGCGCGGTACAATATGCAGAACCCCATCGGCGGGCTGACCGAATCCGCTTTTCAATTCGCCTTCAGACCAATCGCGTCCGCCGAAACGCACCTGATAAAACCCCTGCCGAAGCTTTTGCCGCAACGCAGGAATCTGCACCGTCAGCGCGTGAACCGCCTCAGCAGGGCTGGCAACCTGCAAATCAAAACGGCGGCCGCATTCGCGCAAACCGCCGTACAAACACACCGTAATCATAAATCCACCGAATGCAGCAAATCATTTTCAACCGCCTGCAACATTTCAGGCTCAAACTCAGGAAGCCGCCAAACGCTATCAATACGCTCAGACCACCACTGATTAAACGGCTCGCGCCGGCTTAACTGGTTATAAGCATGATGCAGGATTTGACCGTCGCCCAAATACAGCGCCGCATGGTTCGCATGACCGCCATAGCTCGTCAAAACCACATCCCCGCCGCGCAGGTCGTCTGAAACACGGACAAAACCGCAACGTTCCAAATGCTTTTCCCAAAAGTCCTGCGCCGCGTCATCGTCCATATCGCCGCGTTCGTGGTCAGGCAAATCCACACCCATCAACATAAACGCATCACGAATCAACGTGCCGCAATCCGCCTTACCGTATTCAAACACCCGACCGCGCAAATGCGGACAACATCGGAACTGCTTCAGTCGCCGGCCAACCACCAATATCCACGGTAAACCCGTCTCAATCTGCATCTGACGGTCTGCACCCGACAAGAACGGCTCACCGTTTGGATGGGAGTGGACAACCGCGACGATTTCGCCAAGACTCTCCGCATCTACCCAATCTTTTTGACTAATTTCAAAAGTTTCTTTTGAATTTTCCGAAACGTTTTCCATTGGTAGAAAATGGGTTCTAAAATCTTGAGTCCGAATGACAACACCACACACCTCTTGATCTCTAGACATTATTGCTGTCACACGAATCCAATCACGCACCTTATCCGTAATATAAATCATGCCCCACCCACCTTATCCGCACTCGGAAACCCGCCAAACGGCAACACCGCCGTCGCACCAAACCGCGCCCGACAGCCCGTCAACGTACCGCTGCAAGCATCCTTTTTAATATCATCCGTCGGCATATCCAAACGGTCGGCAACCGCACGACCCGCATAACCGCAGCCCTCGCCGCGATACTGCCAAATACAGGTATTCGCCATCATAATCCGCGACGGGATAACCGAACCGTCCGATTCAGACGGCGCAGCAAGCTCAAAGACCGCCCGTTCTGCCGTCAGGCTCGTCATCTGCTCAATGACGTACTTCCCGATAATTTCCTGATTCGGGTCGGCGGTCGGATTGCCGTCTTTAAAGTTCGCCGCATCCAAAAACTTCGCATACGTCAGGCGGCGGACGACATCCACCCCGACCAATTGGTTATACTGGTCAGCCGCCCCGGTCACAAACCCGAGCAGGTTTGAAACCGTCAGCGTGGGACGATTGCCCGCCCCCTGCGAAGTCGTTTCAAAGCCTTCCGCAGAAATAGGGTAGGGCGTATATTCCTGCCCCTTCCATACGACCGCTGCATTCAGTTCGTTGACCTGATTGCAGAAGCGGAAGACCTCCCCGCCCAAAGCGCGGAAATCCACTTCCCACATCTCAACCAACACATCCTGCTGCGCCGCCGACAACGCCTCGCGCATCGCTCCCGACAACGCCTTCATCCGCGCATTCATGCCATGACCTCCTCAAATTCCGCCGAAAGCTCATACACCTTTCCGCCCTTCGGCGTTTCCGTGTATTCCGACACCTTGACCAACAGCCGCTCCCGACCAATAGGCGTCCAGAAAAACGGCTCCACACCGCCGCAGGAATCAAAAAAGCCCTTGATTTCCTCAATCAAAGGCTTCATACCCACAATACGGATTTGCCAAGTCTGCATTTTCGGCTTCAGCGTCAATTTTTGACGTTGCTCATACCCATTGCCAAACTTGACCGCGCGCACATTAAACGAATGTTTCGCCGTACTTTCAGACGTAACCTGCCATTTAAAAACCTTAGCCATAAAACCTCTTAGACCGAATCAACGGCTGCCGTGATAACGACCGCCGACCCGCGCCACATTATTGACATACCAATTTTCAATCATCGCAGGCAGAGCCGCGCCCAATTGCTTCGCCATTTCCACATCCCCGTCAACCGACGAATCAGACGACCCGTCACGGTTAATCGTAATGTTTACCGTCATGCCGCCCGTTCCGCCGCCCAAAGCAGCGACCTGCGGCGCAACGCCGACCACTCCGCCCGAAGCGTAGCGGTTTTTATTGATGGCCTCCAGCAAAGCACGATGACGGCGCGTGGACGCCGCATTGATGACAAACTCGCCATTAGACAACATAGCAGGGATACTGTCGCTCGTCGCCGTACCCGCGCCCCACACCGCGCCGCCGTTTGAAAACTGCTGCACCATGCCGCCGTCTTTGAATCCGCCGCCACCCCAAGCACTCATCGCCGCCTTCATCGCGTTAAACAACGCCATCTTGATCAGCATTTTCGACAAGTCTTGCAGGATAGACACAGCCAACCCGCGAAAATCAGCCTTACCCGTTGCTACAAAATCCGCCAACGAATCCGACATCTTACCGAGCGACCCCGTCACAGCATCAGACATATTCTCGCGCATCGACTTGAACGAATCCGAATAAGCCATCATGCCGTCAGAAATCCCCGCCAGCCAATCGTTACCGAAAGCCTCCTTGGTTTCCTTAGCCAAGCGTAATTGCTCTTGCAGACGACCGTCATTATCCAGCTTCGCCGTTTGCAGCCCGCCGATAACATCCGCGCCCGCGCCCGCAGCATTCGCTTCCGCGATCAGCTTGTCGTATTTGCGCGCCGCCGTCAGCCGCTCCACTTCCTCGCGCGTCTTGCCCAACAACGACAACTCAAACAACTGGTCGTCAAAATCACGCTGACTTGCCGTATCGAGTTCGCGCAGCGCATCCGCGTATTTCTTCGCCTCTTTCGTCAACTCAGCCTGATTGTCAGCCCTGACCGCCAAATCCATAGCCGCCTGACGCTCCGAAGCCGACCATTTTTCAAAGGTCGGGTCAGAAAGCAACCGAAGCTGTTCCGCATAAATCTTATTCACATTGGCGGCGGACAAAGAAAGCTCCGCATTTACCGCAAGCTGCCTTTTGTTGAAATCCTCCTGCCATTTCTGATAGTCGGTAAGCTCAGGCTTACTTTGAGAAGCGGAAGGGCGGTAAAACTCACGACGCGGATCATCAACAATTTCGCCGCGCCCGCCATTCAACCAGTTTTGCCGCGCCAACACTTCCGGCGCATACTTTCTACCAATAGGACCGATACGACCCTTATTTACATTACCTTCACCGCTATGATAAGCCGTCAACGCTTTGACGATATTGTTGTCATACCGTTTCAGCAAATCACGTAAATAGCGAGCCGCGCCGTCGGCAGAAGAAGCAACACTTCGAACGTCAACGCCGTACTGCTTCGCCGTCGCTGGCATAAACTGCATCGTTCCTCGCGCGCCGACCGGCGAAATTGCATTCACATTACCGCGTGATTCCTGCATAGACAAAGCAGCCAACAGGTTCTTAGGCAAACCGTAGCGTTTTTCAATCCCTGCATAATCATATTTGGCAGCCTGCTCCAAAACAGCGCGGTTTACCTTATATTTTGCCTTGTTCTGCTTGGCTTCTCGTTGAGACCGCTTCGCAGCGCGCGCCGCCTCAGCCGCCAATTCCTCTTTGTGCTGCTGACGCAACCGAGCAAGCACCTTTTCAGCATCAGCAATCTGTTGATTACTGCCATGCTTTTTAAGCGTATTAAGCTTTTCCTGCCATTGCCGCTCTTCGCGCGCAAATTTTTCAGCCTTACTCTGAGTCTGCTCCTTCAGACGGTCGAAATCAGCGACATATCTGACCGAATCAGACTGCTCTTTTCGGATAGCGGCTGCCTGCTTCTGCGCCTCATCGCGCATCTTGATTTGCTTTTCCAACAAATCAATTTCACGCTTCGCCGCGTCAATCTGCGGCTGCGTGTATGGATTCTCAGGAATTTGTTGCAGAAACAGCCGTTTTTCAGCCAACCGGCTCTCAAGTGTAGCTTCTCGCCCGATGGACTTCATATCCTCCCAAGCTTCCGACGCCGCCTTCTTAACCGCATTCCAGCCACGCTCAATCGCGCCTAGATTTTCCAGTACGCGCTCAGACATCTGCTGAGATTCGTCCGCGAACTTACCCTGCACCAAAGCCACAGCTTCCTGCTGTCTGCCCTGCTCAATCAAAGCCCGCGCCTGCTCATAGACATCCGCATTCAGCGTCTGATAAACGCGCGAAAACTTGACGACCGCCTTCAACGGGTCGTCCGCGATTTCCTCATAGACGCGCGCCAAATCCTCCACGCTCTTGCCAGTCGCCTTTGACTGCAAGACAACGGATTCCGCGAAACGGCCATAATTCTCAGAGGCTACCTCGCCCGACTGCACAAACAGCAAAATCGCCTCACGCGCATCAGACCAACTGCCCGTTGTCCGACCGACAGAATCAGCAACCGACAACAGCTTACCGGCCGAAGCCCCCGCGCTGCCGCCGGCAAGAATAACAGCCGCAGAAAACCGTTGCGATTCCTCCGATCCGTCATAATACGCCTTACCGACAGCCCCCAATCCGGCAACCAAGCCACCAAGAGCCACCGTTGCAGGATTGATACTCGCCGCCAGCCCACGGAACATATTGCCGAAGCCGCCAAACGCATCACGAAGCTGACCGCCCTGTTGCAAAGCGACCATAAACGGATTCTGCCCGCCAGCCAACTGCGTAAAAATATCCGTAAACTGCGCCGGAACCATACGCATCGCGCTGTTGTATTGCCCAACAGTGATATTATTCAGCTTCAGTTGATTCTCTTGACGCTTCAACGCCTGAGTCACTTCACTGATTTTCGCAACATCCGCCCCGCGCTGACGCGCCAACAACTCATAATAAGCCGACGTACCGCGCCCGCCTGCCTCACGGACGGCAATTTCACGCTGAACCGCATTAATAATGGACTGCGTCGCCCGCTCCTGCTTCTTCGCCAGCCGCTCCGCTTCCTTGCCCGCCTTATCATATCCCGCCGCCGTTGCCGCCGCGCCTGCTGCCGATTGCTGACCCGCATCCTTCGCCGCCTTGCCGATACTGCGAAGCGCAACCCCCGCCTTCTTCGCGCCGGATTCGATATCACTGACATCCAAACCCGCTTTAATCGTATTTTCAGCCATCTTTCTTCTCGCCCATTATCGACAACACCTCACGCTCCATCACGCGCACAAACTCAAACAACTTTTTCCGCCGCCGCTTCTTAATCCCCATCAAATCCATAGCCGCAGCGACCGCCTTATAATCCAGCGCATACGCCCCCGCCATACTGACGCGCCACTGACCGCAGACCGACGAAAACAACTGCACAGCCTCCCAATTGTTCGGCCACACCTCCACCTCATCCGCCGTCACATCATCCGCATCAAAGCCGAAGAATCCCAACGACGAGACCGTCTTCTCGTCGTCAGAAAACATCGCGCGGACGGCGGCAATCAGTTTTTTTCGCGCGCGCCGTTATACGCCTGATAGAACGCACTGAGGATTTCCACGCCCGCCGCCGGATATTCATCCAGCAGATACGCCATATTTTCAGCATTGAATTCATCCTCGAAGCCCCAAGACTTCGTAATTTTCAACACCAAATCAGCATCGCTCAGGTCTTTGCGGTCACAATCATCCGCGAATTCAACCATAGCCTTACGGTTCAGCCAGACAAACTCAAATTCCACCGCAACCGGCTCGCCGGCAGGCGTCGGAATCTTCACTTCAGTTTTAAAAGTCGGCGCATGAGCCAATTTCAATTTAGACATCACAATTTCCCAAAAAAAAGACCGCCCCGAAGGGCGGCAAAGTTACACAAGTCCACCAAAAGACCAGACGAAATTACAAATAGCGGTTGTACTCGCCAGACAGCGAATACGTCATATTGACCGCCATCACCTCATTACGGGCTAGCTGAGGCATTGAACTAAGACTCACATAGCCGTTGTACACAATCACCGATTGAGTTTTTAAAACCACACGCATAGGCGTCAACTTGCGACTGTCGCTTGCTTTCTTCGCCGCCTTATAGCCGGGCAGATTCGGGTCGTCCGCTATCTTTAACGTCATAGAGTAAGCAGATTGGGTCGTCGGCAACTGACGCTCGAAGTCATCTTCAACGAAACCAAACTGAACGAAATTCTGCTCGCCGCCAGAACTCGACACTTCCATAATCTGCGAAATCTGCTGCCACTCCTCAATCTTTTGAAAACCGCCCGCGCCCGAACCGGCAGGGAACTTATTCAAATCACTTGTATCAATGCCGTCCAGTTTAAAACTGTTCGCATCAACGCTCGTCACACGGAAGACACGTTCATTCAAAACGCTCCAACCGGACAACAACGCCACATAATCGCCATTTTGCAAACCATGCGCCGTAGCAGTACAAACCGCCTCAGCCGCATTAGAGATTGCCGTGACCTTCTTCTCAGCAGATATTTTCGTAGCAATCTGAAAGATCGAACCATTAGCCAAATTAACAGCCATATCAAAATCCTTAAAAAACCAAATAAAAAAGGCCGTCCAAACAAACAGCCGCCAACAAAAAACCGCCTAAGCAGTCATAAAAACAAAATCCTGCACCATCCCGCGCCGGCCATCATCCAAAACGACCGCATCCGCCGCCGACAGCGCATAACCTTCCAACGAATCCAACACCGACCGCTCAACCGCGCGGCTCTTCTCCACCGCACCCAAACGGTCAACATCCCACACCGACACCGAGAAACGCACCTCATACCCGTCATCGTTATGGTCTAAAAACAAACAACCCCCGCCGCCAACCCGCTGCACAATCACCAACGGAAATTCCGCCTCCTCCGGCGCAAAATCATGGTAAACATCCACATCAGGCAACACACGGCCAATCGCATCAATCAGAGATTCTTCCACGCACCACCTCCAACACAGCCTCCAACATCACAGCCTCCATCCGCGCACCCTGAATCTTCAAAGCACGAGACAAAAAAGGACGCGGCGCAATCGACTTACCATTTTTCCGACGCACCCCGTTATGCACCATATACCCATAAGGCACAGCCCGAAGCGCGCCGCCCTCATATCGCCCGCGATTCCCCTCACGGTCACGCCAGCCGACCTGATAAACCGCCCGCCGACCCTCGACCGAATCCGACTTATCATAAAAAGCAAAAACCGAGCGTCTCAAATCGCCCGGCTCAAAATCATATCGCCGCTTACTCCCATCAGCATTGCGGCTGCCCTTACTATAAAAATAATGCCGCTTATGATGGCGCGGAGCCTGAATCTTAATCTCCTCGCGCAACAAGCTCACACCCTGAAACGCCGCCCAGCGCAGCTTCTCGCCCACCGCCTCCGGCAAACTCTCAAACCGCGCAATCGCGTCCGAAAAATCAGCATCAATGTCAACTTTCATCAGGCAGGCTCTCACATGTCAAATCCAAAAACTCACGCCGTCGCAAATCAGGAATGACCGCACGGATAACATAAACCCCATTCTCCGTCCGAACCCGCATATCCGCCGAAATACCAGCACGCCAGCGGATACGCACCGAAGCCCGCACCGAAGCCGACAACACATCATGCCGCATCGTCTCCGACCCCGAACCATGCCGCACATCCGCCCACACCTTGCACAACGGACGCCAAACCATCACAGTCGCGCCCGACTTATCCTTTTCCTTCACACGCTGAAGAATCTCGACCCGATGCCGCAACTGACCAGCATTCATACCCGCCCCAAACAAAAAGGCCGTCTGAAATTCAGACGACCTCAAATCAAAAAAACTACTTCCGATGAACCACCGCCAAGCCGGGCCACTTATCCAAAGGCTGCAACCCCGACACATCAAACACAAACTGCGTCCGACCACGACCCAAAATATCGACCTCCACAACCATCTTCCGACCGTCGCGGATACCATAAAACAACGCCGAATTTTCAACCATGCAGCCGTCAATGCCCAGCTTCTCAACCGTCCGATCCGAACAACCCATAATACTGCCCGAATCAGCAAGATATCCCGAAATATTCAACACCGCGCCATCATCAATCCGATACCCGACCTCGCAGCCGTCAGACCCGCACTCAGCAAACTCCCCGTCAGACAAACTAAACAGCACCATCGGAAAATCATATTCCTCATGCCCGCCCAGAATCAAATCAAGCCCGACATCACCATGCCCGCCGCCAATATCGACCCGATTTGCCGAACTCAGACGCGCCATATAAGAAGTCTTACCCCGCATTTCATCAACGACCCCCAAATAAACCCATCCCGAACCATCAGGCAGGGCAGGGGACGAAGCCGCACCGACCGAAGAAGCCGAAGAAGCCGAACGCACAGCGTCCACACGCTCACCGCCGCCACATCCCGCCAACGCAAGCAAAACAGCAGACAACAACAAAATCTTCATATTTAATTCCCTTTTTATAAAACGAAATCAAATATTAGCCAAGCACCACCCCGAAAACAAGACCAAACGTCAAGCCGCCTCTTTAACTTCCACAGGGTAAAACACCGAAATTCCACGATAAAAACGCTCGTCGACCAAACCCTCGTCGCAAAGCGCGCTGATATCGTTTCGCGCGAAAATCCAACCGTTCCACCGCCATTTGCCAAACACCTCATTAGCAACAGCCGTCGCCGTGCAACCCGGATTGTTTCGGATATACGCCAAAACCACTTTCTTATTCGAAGTTTCCATAATCTGTAATGTGTAAAATCAAAAAACCGCCCGAAATCTGCCGTTCGGACGGTTTTTTATCTTGGCTCGCACTCAAATAGACAGCCGCAAGCCTTAGCTGCACCCAAAGAAGTCGGGCAACGCCGTATCAAGCCCTAATCAGAATAAAGTAAAGCAGAAGAGCGTTTTGAGGCGTACGGTTTACGCTTAACCGTCATAGATTAAAATTCAGACACCCATCACCCGATAAGGCTGAATCAAATGTCTAAACGCAGCAGGAACCCCCGAATCCTGAGAAACAGACTCACGCTCGGCATACCATGAAGCAATCAGAATCAACATTGCCTGATTAACAGCAGCCGTATAGTGCATTCCTCTAGGGTCGTCGGCAGGAATATCGACACCCGCCTCATACCAATTTCGCCCCGTGTACACCTTCAGAGTTTCAGCGGCGGCAAATCGGTATTGTTCCAGTAGCTCGTCCTCTTCTTCGCCATCAACGCGGCATTGAAGCCGGATTTGCTCAATCGTTACCATTTTCAGACTGACCGTCTAATTCGTTTTGAGCAACATCTTCAGGCTGGACAACGTCTTCAGTTTGAACAACAGTTTCAGGCTGGACAATGTCTTCAGGCTGAATAACAGTTTCAGACGGATTCACATCATCCGCCTTATTCTTAGGCGCATTGCCCTTAGCCTTACGACCGGTTTTCTTCTCCGGCTCAGGGTTATTATCGTCTTCGGAAGATTCCGCTTCGGCAATCAGACCAAGTTCAATCAAATGCGCCGCGTCAGCTTCCAACATCTCGCGCTTGTCGCCAACCCAATACTGCTTATCGCCGTAATGCTGTTCCAAAACAACATAGGTTTTCATATTGACCTCCAAATAAAAAAAGGTCGTCTGAAATTCAGACGACCTTGCCCAAAATTACACCTTAGCCGCCAAAGTGCCTTTAATAAAGGCTTCAGGACGGTAAACAGCCAAAGCCAAACGCTCGTAGCATTTGAATGTAACCAGATTTTTCTCAAAATCCTTGTCATTTTCAAACGACACATCAACGCCGACTTCTTCGCGGTCAAACAATTGCGCGCCCAACTTAAACGCACCGGCGAGGAAAGTACCCGCCGCCAGCGCAGTCGTTTCCACAATCGGCAGACGCCACAGCATCGGCGTCGCACCATTTTGCGGATTGCCAATCAACATACGGCCGGTAGTGTCTTTTTCCAGTTCCAGCTTCGCCCAGTCAATCGGATTCAACACGATACCCGTTGCCGGATATTGGGCAAGCGTTGCTTGGAGCATGGCAAGGCGCAATTGGTCGATAATTGTATATTTCGCCAAACTCGCAGGGTCTGCAAAAGCCGAAGCCTGCGGCAAAATACCCTTCAGATTATTGCCGGAACCGTCGCCATTGAGCAATTGACGGTCTTCCACTTCTTTCAAGCCGTAAACCAAACGGTTATTGACGAAAGATTCCAATTGCGGCGCATCGGCAAGAATATTTTTACTCGCCTTCATCAAATGGCCAATGGTTCGGACAGTCGTATGGACTTCGTCAAATTTCAAATCGGAATAGTCGAATGCTTCGCCCTCGGCTTTCGATGCCGTTGCATTAGTGAAACCGGTTTCGCGCACATAAGACACCGTATTGCTTGAAGTTCGACCTTGAGTCAGCAAATCACGAATCGACAAACGACGCTCAGGCATCGCCAAAATACCGTCACGGCGGTCAGGTACAACCAACGCTCCCGCGCTGCCGGCTGCATCAGTAGTCAGGCTTGTAATAGTAGCCTTCATGTTTACACGGGCAGTATGTCCGGAGCTTGTAGATTCCAAAATCGATTTGATACCTTCATCAGACGAAAGCGCCGAACCGAGCGTCTTGACCGCATCAGGTTCGTTTCCACCTGAACGGGCGTTTTTCTGTTCAAGCTCGGAAAGACGGGCTGACATTTCGTTCATTTTAATCAACGCTTCGTCTGCCTGTTCCTTCATGGACGTGAATTGCGTTTCGCCTTTTTCCATGCGGCCTTTGATTTCCTCACCCAACGCCTGAACGTCAGCTTTAGCTTTGGCAAATTCTGCCACCAATTCTTTCAAATTTTCACTCATTACTTGCTACCTTTCAAAATATTCAAAGCAGATTCAATTTCTTTTGCTTCAGTATCATCCGCATCGCGCAGAAGTTGACGCAAACCGTGCGAAGCAATGGCGACAGATTGCGATTTTGAAAACCCTGCATCGCGCAGGAACTTTTCGAATTCAGGAAGCGTAGGAAGCCCGCCACCGGCAAGGGCCGATTTCACACTATCGACCGTAGCCTCCTCATTCGCAGGGAACGTGACGACCGAAACCTCCCACAAATCCAATTCAAGAAGGTTAGTAACCTTCTCGTCATGGTCTTGCTCAATTAAAATTTCACGATAACCGATAGACATCCCGCCTAACGCCTTTTCCTTCAGCAACGCATACGCCGTCCGCGCCTGCGGAATATCGTCAATCAAAAGACGGCCTTCCACAAAAAGCCCCTTTTCGTCCTCCACCATCTTAGTGAAGACCCCAATCGGTTCGCGGCGGTCGTGCTGCCACAACATCGGCGGCAGACGGCCCTTTTTCGCCCATTCCGCCAGCGACTTCTTAAACGCGCCTGGACGGACGACATCGCCATAGCTGTCTTCATTATGAAAAACGCTGCCATATCCCGAGAACACGCCCGTCTCGGAAACCGACTTGATTTCAAGCGGGATTTGCAGATGTTTAGTTTTCATTATTACTTCCTACCTTATCCAAAGTGGTCATATTGACCTGTACCGTCAGCACATCACCGCCATCGACAGGCGGCAAATTCTCCAGCCGTCTGACCTCGTTCCGGCTCATTACACCGTTTTGCAGCATTTGGTTATAAAACGCCGCCCGCGCCGCACTATCCGCACGAAGCAACCCCTCAACGCTGAATTTAGGACGGTAAAGCGACCGCTCGGCAGGCTTCAACAGCTTCCGGGTAATCGTCTGCTCATACCGTACCAACATCGGATTGACCGCATACGTCAGAAACCCCATATTGATGGATTCCATGCTGCTTGCCCAACTGCTCGCCTTATTCGTATGCCCGATAAGCGGCGGCGGCGTACTGAATGCCCGACAAATCTCCTCGATACCAAAATATCGAGATTCCAAAAGCTGCGCGTCGGCAGGATTAATGCGTACAGAACTGCCCGCAACATCCATCCCCGCCTCCAAGACCATCATCTTCCCGGCATTCTCAGGCTGACTAAATTCAAACAGCCCCGCCTTCAGGTCGGCGCGTTGCTTTTCAGTCAACACCCGCTCGCCGGTCTTCAAGAATCCGCCAGCCTTCAGCCCGTTTTTAAATTCACGCGCCGCCGACGAATTCGCATCCATCTGACCGCCCAAAGTATCCGCCGCATAGCGTATAGGACTTAACCCGACCAAGCCGTCCAAAGAGAAACCCTTAAAATGCAGGATTTCCGTTTCCGCGTATTTGGTCGTTTTCCCACCCTTGCAATAGCGGTACTGCAAAGCGCCGTCTTCCAATCGGGCAACCGTCATACTCTCCGAATCCATCGGCTCCAAAGCAATCACATTCCCGACCGAATTACGGAATATCCGCGCATACGCATTGCCCCACAAATCCTGAGACACCGTCATCGCCTGCCAAAACTCGACCGCGCTCATATCAGCATTCGGGCAATCGTGCAAAATGGCATACAACGGATGATCCGACGCAATATTGCCGTCCCCGTCCCGAAGATGCAGCGGAAGTGTAGAAATAGTTTCCGCCCGAAGACGGACACAAGCCCATACAGCCGACAGCTTCAACGCCTTTTCCGCAGTAACCGCCGTCCCCGAAGGCGTAGAATCGCCCCTGAACGGAGCCGCGCTGCTGCCCTTATCCAAATGATGACGACCAGTCAGCCGCGACAACATCCGCGCCCAAAAACCAGCATCCTGTAAATCCGCCATAACCTTTCCAATCAAAAGGCCGTCTGAAATTCAGACGGCCTAAGCAATAATAATATCGTTTAAAAAATCATCGACACTACCTTTCGCCACAGGATTCAGCGACAAAAGCGACACCGCATCAAACATCGCCATCAGCGGGTCGATTTTCGCCGAGCCGCTCGCCTGCTTGGTAATCAAAATACCATTGGCGCGAGGCTCGACGCGGGCATTACCGACCACCCAATTCATCATCGCGCTGCCGCTATGGATAAAACAGCCCTCCGCAAGCTTGCGCTCCGCCGTCTTAATCGCCGCGCCCAGTTTCCAGCCCTGCGACACACCGACAACAGCATCTTCCGGAACGCCATATTCCAACATCGCGTCCAAAATCGCACCGACTCCGTGCGGGTCAAGACCGCATTTATCCAGCAAGCCGCTTTGATAAACCCGAGCCACCAACCCCGCCACCTCGTCGCTGTCATCGCCGATGCGGTGGACAATCGTCAAATCCCCCTGCTTGGCAAAATCCAACAAAACAGGCGCGATTTCCTTGCGCCGCTCCAACACCGACGGATGCGCCCAAGCATGAAACCACGCCGCCCACATCCGCGGATTGTCTTTCAGACGGCCAACAGCAGAAATCCCCAGCAAGTCATCCAACCCGCCGCCGTCCACACCGATGTCGATGACTTCGCAGTGTTCCAGCATCCAATCCAAATCGATTTCTGGACGGTTGCCGTTTTCCTCCCAAAAATCCGCACCCGCCCATCGGTCATTTCTCAAATTCATGCCGACTTCGACATTGAGATGCTTGGCGTAAAACTCCATCAACGCCTCGCCGCCCTTGCTTTTGGCTTTGGCGAGCATACCCGTTAATGTCTGCGTATCGACGGACGCGCCTAAATTAGGATTTGTGATGTAGAAATTTTCAGGATTTTCGTAAGCCTTACTTTCCAACATCGCCTTCGGGAACTCATACAGCACAGGCATATACTGGGGATTGATGATTTTCCCGTCACGAACATCGCGCGCCAAATCCAATTCAGCCTTAAAAACCCCCGCCGGTGGCTCGGTTGACTGCGTAGAAAGCTTAATCACAAACCCATCGATACGGGACAACAGACCGCCAGTCGCCTCAGCAATCATCGATTCCGCGCCCGCAACCTTCCCGAACAAATGAAGCTCGTCGATCAGGACGCCGGTTGCCTTTTTACCGCCGACAGTCTTATCGTCAGCCGCCACCACCTTCAACGTCGCACCCGTTACCGTGTTCGTAATGGTTCGGGTGTGCTGTTGGACGTGATAAGTTGCCGACAAATACGGGTCAAGCGTAATCATGTCCCGACACGGAATAAAGCTGTTGTCTGCCACCTCCTTAGTGGGCGCAAGAATTAAATATTCCGAACTTTCACGGTCGTCCAGTTCGATAGCCGTCATCATCATAGCGGCAGCTATTGTTGACTTCGTGTTCTTTTTCGCAATCAACAAGAAAAAATCGTTGATATCCCGCCGATACGTCGTCGGGTTTTGCGCCCCGAACATCGCGCCGGCAAAGTCATACACCCAATCACGGGTCACTTCCCCGATGGTCGGCTGACCTAGCACATCACGAAGCCGCAAACGCTCCATAAACGCAACAGCACGATTCGCCATCACAGGATAAAGAGGCTTGACCGGAACAATACTTTCCCCCGCAATGATACGGCGCTCCCAATCGGGCAGGGCGGTCGTCCATTTCGGAGGGGATGTGTTCAATTCCATCTTTTACCCCCGCCAACCGACACAGCAACATGCCCCGAAACTTCATCCAGCGGGAAAAAGTCCCCCACTGCATTCCCTTGACGGCGACGTTCCCTCAAAGACATCGCCTGCTCACGGGCGGCATCCTTTTTATTAACCGCCGCAGGCTTGGCTTTCGTGTATTTCGCCTTTTCCGACGCCGCAGCGTGTTTTTCCTTTGGCGTTGCCCACGGGTCCATCATGACACCTTCCCAATATTCCACAGGGTCAAGCGATACCCGCAATTTGTCACAAACCGCCTTAACAATGGCGCAAAACTCGGAATCATCCGTATCCATCGAACCAATCCACGCAGAAACGCCGTCAGCAGTAAAAACAGCCGTATTTCCACGCCCCATTTTCGCAATAGAAGCAGCAATTTCAGATACAGACTCACAATCCGCATCACTTTCCAGCCACTCAGCCACCGCCCGCGAACAAAAAAGCGGCAGTTCGTTTTGCTGTCGAACTACCGCCTGATTCCCTTCTTCCTTCTCCTCCGGCTGGGAATCATCGCCGAAATAATCAGGCCAAAAAGACCGGATATAATCCTTAACCCTAGGGTCAGCCATACACCGCGACCCAGTAGCCGATGCGCTGCCCTCACTACACCCAATAATCAAGGCCGCATCCCTATTACTGATTTTGACAGGCTTCGCCGAAACAATAGCTTCAGCAAACCTCAGCTTTTGCCCCTTCAACCTAGCCATAACCAAATCCCAAAATATCACAAAAACAGCCTGAAACCCAAGCCATTAAACAATTCTTAAACAATTTACCTTTAACAAAAACACCAAAAAACCAATAAAATCTACGCATGGGAGGGCGTGGGGTTTCCGAGAGTGAGGGGCGTGAACTTTTGACACCCCCTACCACCCAACGGCGCGCCATCGCTGCCGATTTTCAGCGGCGGATTTTTCGGCGTGACACTTTTTGCAAAGTGTTTGCAGATTTTCCGCCTCATCTTTGCCGCCGTCCGCCAGCGGCACGATGTGATCACACTCGGCATC